AGAACGAGGAAAGATATCCTTTTTGGACTTTGTTAAACACGTATATCCAGGCTACAAGGTCGGGCCCCACCATCTCAAGCTGGCTCAAATATTTGAAGACATTGCTGCGGGAAAGAAAAAACGAGTCATTGTTAATATTGCTCCACGACATGGTAAGTCTGAGCTCATATCCTATCTTGCACCCGCGTGGTTTCTCGGTAAATTCCCGCAGAAAAAGATTATTATGGGCTCTCACACGGCGGATTTGGCTGTTAACTTTGGCCGTCGTGTGCGTAACCTCGTTGGATCGGACTCTTATAAAGAGATATTTCCGCAAGTAGAGCTGCAATCGGACTCAAAATCAGCGTCGCGCTGGGGGACTAACTTCAATGGAGAATATTTTGCTATTGGTGTTGGAGGTGCTCTGGCTGGTCGCGGCGCTGACCTGTTTATCATTGATGATCCGCATTCAGAACAAGAGGCAAAGACCGGGAGGCCAGATGTCTTTCTTCCTGCTTGGGAGTGGTTTCAGTCTGGTCCTTTACAGCGCCTTATGCCGGGCGGGGCAATTATTGTTGTGATGACTCGGTGGTCCAAATTGGACCTGACAGGGCAGATTGTTCAGCAGATGGACCGCAACGAGGAGGTTGACCCGTGGGAAGTGGTCGAGTTTCCTGCAATTAAGGACGATGGCACGGCTTTGTGGCCAGAGTTTTGGGATGTTGAGGAGCTTTTGGCCAAGAAAGCAGCTTTGGACATCCGGTATTGGAACGCCCAGTACATGCAGAACCCCGTGTCAGAGGAAGGCGCGCTGATTAAGCGGGAGTGGTGGAAAATTTGGGATAAAGAAGACCCTCCTCAATGCGAGTTCATCATCATGTCGCTCGACGCTGCACAAGAGTCCAACAACAGGGCTGACTATAACGCGCTTACGACTTGGGGTGTGTTTTTTAACGAAGAAACGAACAACTTCTCCATCATTTTGCTTAACGCGATCAAGAAACGGCTGGAGTATCCTGAACTCAAAAAGCTTGTGCTCGAACAGTACAAGGAATGGCAACCGGATGCGTTCATGGTTGAGAAGAAATCTAATGGATCGCCGCTGTACCAAGAGTTCAGGCGCATGGGTGTGCCCGTGGGTGAGTTTACTCCGGGTAAAGGACAGGATAAGATTGCCCGAGTTAACGCCATATCGGATTTATTCGCCTCGGGTATTGTTTACGCTCCAGATCGCAGGTGGGCGAAAGAAGTAATTGAAGAATGTAACGACTTCCCAGCTGGCGTTAATGATGACTTGGTGGACTCTACTTCTCTTGCGCTGTTAAGATTCAGGCAAGGTGGGTTTTTGCGTCTTCCGTCCGATGAGCCGGAAGATAATTTCTTGCGTCATTACCGCAAAAAAGCTGCGTACTATTAAGGACACATTATGGCTATGGAAAAATCGTTATATCAGGCCCCTCAAGGTCTCGACCAAATCTCAGCAGAGGAAGAGCCGATTGAGATCAGTATCGAGGACCCAGAGGCTGTAAGTATTGAGGGGCCCGGCTTTGAAATCGATATGGTCAAGAAAGAAGAGGAAGACGAGTTTGACGAGAACCTTGCTGAGACACTGCCCGAGAGTGTGCTGGTCAAACTAGCTGGGGAGTTGATGGGTGAATACGAGACTGACGTAACTAGTCGCAAGGACTGGATTCAAACATACGTCGATGGCCTAGAACTACTTGGCATGAAGATTGAAGAACGCATGGAGCCTTGGCCCGGCGCGTGCGGCGTGTATCACCCACTGCTTGCAGAAGCCGTCGTGAAGTTTCAAGCGGAAACGATGATGGAGACGTTCCCCGCAGCAGGGCCAGTCAAGACCCAGATTATTGGGAAAGAAACTCCAGAAATTAAAAAGGCAGCTGAGCGTGTTCGTGATGACATGAACTATGAGTTGACCGAGGTGATGGTTGAGTTTCGACCTGAGCATGAGCGCATGTTGTGGGGCTTGGGCCTCGCTGGTAACGCGTTCAAAAAGGTCTACGTGGATGTGCAGCTTGACCGGCAAACATCTATTTATGTTCCTGCTGAAGATGTAGTTGTCCCATACGGCGCATCCAGTCTGGAGGCGGCTGAGCGCGTAACTCACGTTATGCGTAAGAGCGAGAATGAAGTACGCAGACTCCAGCATGAAGGGTTCTACCGCGAGATCGATTTGGGTGAGCCTGCGATCGTGATGGACGAGATCGAGAAGAAGATTGCTGAGAAGCTGGGCTTTCGTGCAACTGAAGACGATCGGTTCAAACTGCTTGAGATGCAGGTCGTGATTGACCTTGAAGGCGACGAACACACGGACGACAACGGCGAGCCCACGGGCATCGCACGCCCATACATCGTGACGATCGAGAAAGGCACTGGCCAAGTGCTGGCCATTCGCCGCAACTGGAGGCCAGAAGACAAGAAGTGTCGCAAACGCAACCACTTTGTCCACTACCCCTACATCCCCGGTTTCGGCTTCTACGCGTTTGGTTTGATTCATTTGATCGGTGCGTTTGCTAAATCAGGCACGTCGATTTTGCGTCAGCTGGTTGATGCTGGTACGTTGTCCAACTTGCCCGGTGGCTTTAAGACTCGTGGCTTGCGTACTAAGGGTGATGACACTCCAATCGCCCCCGGCGAGTTCCGTGATGTGGACGTGCCAAGCGGCACGATCAAGGACAACTTGATGACCTTGCCATACAAGGAGCCATCACAGGTTCTGGCAAGTTTGTTGAACCAGATCATCGACGAGGGCCGCAAGTTTGCTGGCTCTATGGACTTGCAAGCCTCAGACATGAGTGCCAACTCTCCAGTCGGTACAACACTGGCCATCCTTGAGCGTAGCTTGAAGACAATGTCAGCTGTGCAGGCCCGTGTTCACTATGCGATGCGTCAAGAGTTCAAGCTCTTAAAAGAGATTATCCGCGACTACGCGCCAGAGGAGTACAGCTACGAGCCAGAGAACGGCAAACGTAGTGCGCGCAAGGCTGACTATGACATGGTCGACGTGATTCCTGTGAGCGACCCCAACGCAGCCACTATGGCTCAGAAGGTTGTTCAGTATCAGGCAGTGTTGCAGTTAGCTCAGACCGCGCCTCAGTTGTATGACTTGCCTGTATTACACCGGCAGATGCTTGAGGTGTTGGGCATCAAGAACTACCAGAAGCTCATCCCGATCGAGGATGACATGAAGCCGCGTGACCCAGTCACAGAGAACATGAACATGCTCAAGGGCAAACCGCTCAAGGCGTTCATGTACCAAGACCACAAGGCTCACATCACGGTTCACATGGCGATGGCGCAGGACCCTCACGTTCAGCAGTTGATTGGTCAAGACCCACAGTTGGCGCAGAAACTTATGGCCACTGGCTCCGCTCACATAGCAGAACATTTGGCTATGGAGATGCGCAAGCAGATGGAGCAGCAGATGGGCCAGACCTTGCCTCCATACGAGGAGGACGCAGACGAGAAGATGATGTCTCCAGAGATGGAGGTTCGCATCTCTCAGATGGCAGCGCAAGCGTCGCAGCAGTTGCTCCAGCAGCATCAGCAAGAAGCCCAGCAGCAGAAGAACCAGCAGACTGCGCAGGACCCACTCATCGAGTTGCAGAAGCAAGAGTTGCAGATCAAGCAGCAGGACTTGCAGCGCAAGAGCCAGAAAGATCAGATGGACCAGCAGGCCAAAATGGCTCAGTTGCAGATCGAGAAGATGCGTATCGACGCCAACCAAGAAACCAAGGGCGCAGAGTTGGCCATCAAGATGGCAAGCGAGAGGCACCAGCGCGATCATTCGCACGAGCAGCAAGGGTTTACCACGGCAGCGGATATGCACAAGCACGCAGTAGGCACAGCCGCTGATATGCACAAGCATCAAATGCAGCTCTCACAGCAAGCTCAAATGGAGCAGTTCAAAGCGCAGCAACAAGCCGAATTAGCGGCAAAACAAAAGGCACAGAAGCCTACAAAGAAAGGTGAATGATGTACGAGATCATCAAAGTAGCTGAGCTTTTAAAGAAGGAAATCGACGGCGATATTCAACGTATCGAAGAAGCTTTGGGCGCTAAATCCGCCAAGAGTTACGACGAATATTTAGAAAAATGTGGGGTTATTACAGGTCTACTCACAGCTCGCCGTTTCATCACAGACCTGACAAAAAACATGGAGTCCCATGACGACGACTAATATTGATTTGGTTCAAGCGGTGGATTTGTCCAAAATTCTGAATAAACCATCAGAACAAAAGGCAACTCAACTTCCAAAACCAGCAGGCTATAAAATTCTTTGCGCGATCCCTCCGCAAGAAGAAAAAATTGATGGCACTGAGCTTTACAAACCAGCAGAAACCCTTCGCTATGACGAGCTGCTCACCACAGTTTTGTTTGTAGTTGAGTTGGGCCCTGACTGCTACGCGGACAAGACCAAGTTTCCTTCGGGGCCTTGGTGCAAAAAAGGCGATTTTGTGTTGGTCCGACCAAATGCGGGCACACGCTTAATCATTCACGGCCAGGAATTTCGAATGATCTACGACGACAACGTCGAAGGTACGGTTGAAGACCCCCGTGGTATTAAACGCAAATAAGGAGCGTACATGGCTAAATTCGGTGACGACTTTAAGTTTCCCGATGAGATTGATAGCAAAGAG